CCAGTAGCACCGGTGGAACCAGTAGCACCTGTAGCACCTGTAGAACCAGTAGCGCCTGTGGAACCTGTAGAACCAGTAGCGCCTGTGGAACCTGTAGCACCTGTAGAACCAGTTGCGCCTGTGGAACCTGTGGAACCAGTAGCACCAGTAGAACCAGTAGAACCAGTAGCACCAGTAGAACCTGTTGCACCAGTAGCACCTGTAGAACCAGTAGCGCCAGTAGAACCTGTAGAACCAGTTGCGCCAGTAGAACCTGTAGCTCCAGTCGAACCTGTGGAACCAGTTGCGCCTGTAGAACCAGTAGCGCCAGTAGAACCTGTGGAACCTGTAGCACCTGTGGAACCAGTTGCGCCAGTAGAACCTGTGGAACCAGTTGCGCCAGTAGAACCTGTGGAACCAGTAGCACCAGTAGAACCAGTAGAACCAGTAGCACCAGTAGAACCTGTTGCACCAGTAGAACCTGTGGAACCAGTTGCACCAGTTGAACCAGTTGCGCCTGTGGAACCTGTAGAACCAGTTGCGCCTGTGGAACCAGTAGAACCAGTTGCTCCTGTGGAACCTGTGGATCCAGTTGCGCCAGTAGAACCAGTTGCGCCTGTGGAACCAGTAGAACCAGTTGCGCCTGTGGAACCTGTAGAACCAGTAGCGCCTGTGGAACCAGTAGAACCTGTAGCACCAGTAGCACCAGTAGAACCAGTAAAACCACGTGGTCCAGCCACAAACGCAATATCTCCTGGTGGTGCTACTGGTGCTGATACAATTGTAACAGGATCAGATTCTATATTCTGAATTGTAATAAATCTATGGATACCTACTACTGGATCTGCCTCTGTAATTTCACAATATCCTGTTTCTGTATTTGCAATTACTATGAATGTTCCGACTGAAAAAGCAGATAAAGCCGCAGAATTACCTCCATCAGGATAAGCTTGTAAAATAGTGGCACCAGCTGCTAAAGTATCTTCAACATTCGATCCATTAAATAAAAAGGAGGTTAATTGTTCACCATTTTTTCCTGCTGCACCTGTTGCTCCTGTTGCTCCTGTGGATCCTGTGGATCCTGTTGCTCCTGTGGATCCTGTGGATCCTGTTGCTCCTGTGGATCCTGTAGCGCCAGTAGAACCTGTAGAACCAGTTGCGCCGGTGGATCCTGTAGCGCCAGTAGAACCAGTTGCTCCTGTAGGACCATCAACACCATCTGAACCGGTGGCTCCAGTTGAACCTGTATGACCATCAATACCATCAGCTCCAGTAGCTCCAGTAGAACCTGTGGCACCAGTAGCACCAATATCACCTTTATCACCTACAGTAACAAAACTAACAATTATATCATCAGCACCACTAAAAGGATTAGGAGTTGTTGGTGCAACAGAAACACTTACCGCTAAACTCCAATAAGAAGCTGTTACTATACTTCCTGTATTAGGTGCTAAATCTGTCATTCCAAAAACAATAAATTCATTAGGATCTTCTTTTAATTGAACTTTTACAAAACCTTTTAATGCGCTTGTTCCAGCATCTAATGATACCAATAATGATGTAATATCATTACCATCATCATCTAATCTATTTATATATATAACTGTTGTATCATCTTGATTTAATATAGGAGAACTCGGAGGCGGTTGATTAAATCTAACTAATCCTGAGGTTGTTGCCATCCCAGAAGGATTAGTAATATCACTAAATGTATAGTCAAAGGATGCACCACCAAATGCCCCAGGAGTACCTTGTGGACCAGTAGCTCCTGTAGAACCAGTATGACCAGTATCACCTTGAGAACCTCTAAATCCTTGTGGACCTGTTGCGCCACGTGGACCAGGGGCACCTGTAGGACCTGGAATACAACATGTTGTAGCCCTTGAACAATTATTTGAAAATCTAGACATTATATATATAAAATAAATCAGATTATTATTTATTTAATCTGATTTATTTAATCTGATTTATTCATTTAATATTATACTTTAATAAATAAATAATTAGGAAGACGGCAATGGAGCCAAACATAGTTTAATTTCACCAAGGCTTGCAACATTATATTTTACAACCAAAGGCAAATCATTTTCTAAATAGATTTCTATTTGAGAACATAAATTAGTACATTTAATAAAATATCCTAAGTTTTTTAAAGAAAATTCCCCCTGAATAATTTTTGAAGAATGTTGTTTCAAAATAAATCCCATACTTCCATCTGATTCAGCCCTATGAATTTCAGCTGATGCAAACTGACCAGCACATTTAAATATAAGCTCATTTCCAACTGATTTAATTTCTAACTTATCAGATATACAAGATAAATCTCGAATAATTTTCTGAAAATCTGCTGATGGTAAGTTAATAATTGACGAAAAATTAACATTTGGATATTCTAATTCTTCAGGTTCTGGTTCTATCAATCGTAATTTTTGAGTTTTACATTGTTTAATATCACCATTTTCAAACTTTAATGTTAAATGAGAAACAACACCATCAACATAATCATTATTTTCTATATATATTGTTAATGTATCATCATTATCGATTGAATTAATTAACTTAAACAAATGAAACATATTGACACCTATTATTATTTTTTCTTTTTTGCATTCATACAATTCAAAATTAGGTGCCTGTAGAAATAAATGGGCTAATACAGTATGACTTTTATCCATATTAATGATACGAATTCCATCACCTTGAAAACTAATATTAGTTTCTAAAAGAATATCTTTTAACGCAGTCATTAATGTTCTAAACGGGGCAATTTGAACAGTTTTAATAGTAAGTATATTACCACTAGTGTTATCATTAAAATGACTCATATTATTACGTAATTTTATGAAAAATCTTTAAATCATAATATTTACAACTATATAATCTTTTATAAAAAATAAATATGTGATTTTTCAAATACACTTAAATACATATTAACATTATAAATATATACTAATGTCCAATCAGGATGAAATGTTGAATATATATATAAAAAATATTGAAGAATTATTTGATAAATACAAAGATAACGAATATATGACTAATAGATTAGCATATCATATTACAAATGTATTACCAAATACATTGGAAAATGAATATAAAAATCATGAAAAACGAATAGCTCGAAATGATTATTTAATGAATGAACAGCAATTATTTATACAAGTTTTTTTAAATCAAAACCAATATTATTATATGTCTAATAATGGTTATTTTTATCAGTACAACGGAACAAACTTTGTAATTATAAATGAAGATGTAATACATCATCACATATTAACATCTATTTCTAAAGATAGAAAATTAATGGCATGGAAATATAAGACAAAAGTTACATTATTGAAATTAATAAAAGAAAGAAACTTATTTAAATCAATACCAGAAACTTCAACTATTCAGTTGGTTTTAAATAAATTATATCCTACTTTTTTTTCAACTAAAAATAAGGCTAAGTATTTCTTAACCTTAATTGGTGACAATATACTAAAAAAAAATATAGAGTTAATCTTTATTATAAATCCTAAACATAAAAAATCATTAACTGATCTTGATACTATTTCTTATTTAACTACTGGACATTCTAATATTACAAATAATATTGTTTCTAAATATCATGAAAATTATAATACATCTACCTGTAGATTACTTGATATGAATGAACACTCAAATGAATTATGGCGTGATTTATTAAATGCATGTGGAATTAATTTATTATGTGTAGCGACTCACTATTCTAACAGATATAAAAACTCTGAATCATTTATAGAAGCATGTGATGATATATCTGATTATGTATTATATTTTAAAAGAAACACAGGAGAACGAATGTTTGAATCATTTTGTCAGCAATATATAGAAATTACAGAGACAAATGTATCAAGTAGTATTAGTTGGAAAAACCTACATTATATATGGAAAACATTTCTATCAAAAAAGGGATTCCCCAATAATATCATCTATTCTAATAGATTAAAAACATTATTTAAAGACAAATATCCTTATGACGAATCAAATGATTTATTCATTAATATTACAAGTATTTATTTACCTAGAGTTAGTTTTTTTATTTCATTTTGGGAAACTCAAATACAAACTATAGAAAATGACAAAGGTTTTGATGATGAGATGGAAATAGATGAGATATGTGGATTATTTAAGTTATGGATACAAGAGAAGCAAAATAATATAAATAATATAGAAGAACAAGATATTATAAATATTATAAATCATTACTTTCCAACAATTGAAATTAGTGATAACAAATACATAATGAATATAACTTGCTATTCTTGGAATAAAATAGATGAAATGAATAAATCGCTATTAGATGCTAAAATATATTATAAAAAAATCATATCGGATGGATTAGATGATAAAGTAATTATATCATTTAACGATTTATATGCGTTTTACATTAATAATAACACTTCAAAATTAGCAATTAATAAATTATATTTTGAAAAATATTTATGTTATAAATTATCCGATTATATTCATATTGATAATTTTATATCTATAGATTGGCTTGAGAAATAATCTTATTATTTATTACGATATATCATTACAAACTAAATTATAATGATATACATTTTATTGTTCAGTCACAATGCATAAAAAATGTTTTCCCAAAGTCCTAGGGAAATTCAAAAATGGACATTTTTAAAAATGTCCAATTTCAATTTCTGTTCAACTCTTGGGAATTTGAATTTATGCAAATTTGAGTTTAGAGCATATTGCAGTAAATTGTATATTTTGAAATATTTTTTGTTTGCATAATTATTTTTTGTTAAGTTTAAAAAAAAATAATTTAGGGATTTTTTATGTATCCATATTTATATAAAATGGATACATTTGGATACATAAAAATCCCCAAAAAATCTCAATTAAAATATTCTTGTATCAAATGTGACTATTATACATCTAATAAAAGAGATTTTAACAAGCACATTCTCACACCAAAACATCAAAGGATACATTTGGATACATTAAAATCCCCAAAAAATCCCCAAAACCCTAAGACCTATATATGCTCTAATTGTAATAAAACTTATAAATATCATACAGGTTTATCAAAACATAAAAAAAAATGTCAAATAACAATATTACCACAAGAAGATTTAGTTATAGAAGTAGATAATTCAAAAGAAATAATGAGTTTATTAATTCAACAACAGAAAGTACAAAATGAAATGATACAAGAACAAAATAAAATAATACAACAGCATGCAGAACAATCAAATATAAACGAGCAATTATTAATAAATAATACAACTAATAATATAACTAATAACAATACTCAGAATAACCATTTTAATTTGAATTTATTCTTGAATGAACAATGTAAAAATGCGATGAATATTACTGATTTTATAAAATCAATTGAAATAGAGATTGAAGATGTAGCCAACGTAGGAAAACTAGGATATGTCGAAGGAATAACCCGAATATTCACTAAGGCATTAAATAATTTAGATGTATATGAAAGACCGATTCATTGTAGTGATCTTAAAAGGGAGGTTATGTATGTAAAAGATAATGGAATATGGGAAAAAGAAGGTGAAGATAAAACAAGTATGAAAAAGGCGTTAGAAGTAATTTCACACAAAAATGTAATGAAAATAAAAGGATGGACAGATGCTAATCCAAGCTGGAAGACTCACTATAGTAAAGAAGAAGATGAATATTTAAAGATATCGTATGAAAGTATGGGTGGGTCAAATAAAGAAGAAGATAATAAATACTTTAACAAAATAATTCGTAAAGTAGCAAGTAATGTTATTATTGATAAAAATAACAATAATAAAAAATATATTTATTCCATATCTTGAGGTGTTAACACACAACCCCAGTGTTGAAGTGTTTGACGAACTTTAGGTGATATACTATAATCATCATATTTACCTTTTTGTTTTTTTATTAAATTTATTAAAAATCTTCTAAATCTACTTCTTGGTCCAGCTGTTTTTTTCCAACGATCAATTTGTCTCTCATCGTCAGGACTTCTTTTTCCCATATAATAATCACAATACCATTGAACCCAACCATAAGGATGATATTTGGTAATCCAATTCTTTTCTTCCCAAAATTCTAAAGTTGTTCCAACCTTAACTTTATATTTATTAATGTTTTTATCGTATTCACTCCATGGTGTTACTAACCAACTATCCGGAATATTACTCCACCACGATTTAGGATATTTTTTATGTTGATTTTTATATTTTTTATCAGTAACACTTGAATATATAGGTCGCCAATATGTTCCTCCAAAACTACCTAATTCAAACATTTCTTTAGGAGTTAAATTAGGTCTAAAATCTTTCGCATCTGAAAAAATAATTTCTCCGTATTTATTTTTTCGAGGAAATGTCATTATATATATTTTTACATAATAATATTAATGTTAATTTATTATAATATATAAATAATGGATTTAAACATATTATTAAAAAGAAAACACTCCTTTGTAAATGATTTAGATAAATGTAAAGCTTGTCCAGAAAAATATAATAGTAAAACATTAAATACAAACGCTGATGTAAATCAAACATTAACATCTACACAACGTGCTGTTAATGCTATAAAATACAATCATGGGGGAAGAATAGTTTTTGGAAATGAATATGTAAATAGTAATTTAGGTAAAATAGAAGATATATTTAGAGATCCTAATAGAACGCGTCCTTTACTCCCATTAAAAAACAAGTTTTAAATTATTATTTTCTTTTAATAAAGTATAATGTATCACAAAAAAGCAGACGATGGGTTTTATCACATTCGTGGTCAAAAGTATGAAATGTTAGAGGGATCTCGTGCTCAAGTTTTTCACGGAACCGCTTATAAAACATCTGGTGGATTAACTAAAAAAGATATTCATCAAAATAAGCATGGACGTATGGTTTCTAGAAAGAAACACCATACCGCTAAAAAGGAAAACCGCTTGTTGAAGCATGGTTATGGAACCAAGAAAGGAAAGTTTGGATTTGTCAAAGTGGATAAGAAACATAAAAAGACAAAAAAACGTAGTCATCGTAAACGTAAGTAAATATTCAAGGATAATTAGAAAAATAAAAATAAAATACTTTTTATTTTTCATAAAAATTGAAATATTAAGAAATGATAATATAAATCATATATTATAGAATGAGTAAAGAACAATTATCCACCAAATATCAGCAAAAAACAGACAAACAACACATCTTAGATAATCCAGATACTTATATTGGTTCTGTAGAAGATATAGATTCCAATCTTTGGTTATTGAATGACGAAAGTAATAGAATAGTTGAAAAAAATATTAATTATATTCCAGCATTATTTAAATTATTCGATGAAGGAATTGTTAATTGTCGAGATCATGTAATACGTATGGAACAAGCTCGAATAAATAATATTCCTAAAAGCTTACCTGTTTCATTAATTGATGTATCAATATCTGATGATGGTACTATTAGTATGTTAAATGATGGTAATGGAATTGATATTGCTGAACATCCAGAATATAAAATTTGGATACCAGAATTAATATTTGGACATTTAAGAACATCTACAAATTATGATAAAACTGAGAAAAAAATTGTAGGAGGAAAAAATGGTTTTGGATTTAAGTTAGTATTAATATGGTCTACATTTGGTTCAATTGAAACGATTGATCATATACGAGGTCTAAAATACACTCAATCGTTTCATAATAATTTAGACATCATTGATAAACCAAAAATTAGTAAATGTAAGACAAAACCTTATACTAAAATTACATTTAAGCCAGATTACGAACGTTTAGGAATGATGAATGGATTAACATCAGATATTAAAGCTTTATTAAAGCGTCGCGTGTATGATATTGCTGCTATAACAAATAAATCAATTAAAGTAAAATATGATAATGAATTAATTCCTATAAAAACTTTTACTCAATATTTAGATTTATATATAGGAACAAAGGAAGACACTCAAAGAGTATATGAAACTACTAGCGATAGATGGGAATATGCAGTAGCAATTTCACCAAATAATGAATTTAACCATGTAAGTTTTGTAAATGGTATTCATACTAGTAAGGGAGGTAAACATGTAGAATATATATTAAATCAAATAACTCGTAAATTAGTGGCTTTTATTGAAAAGAAAAAGAAAGTAAACGTTAGTAGTAATAGTATTAAGGAACAATTATTACTATTTGTAAGATGTGATATAGAGAATCCATCATTTGATAGTCAAACAAAAGATTACATGAATACTCCTGTTGCTAAGTTTGGTTCATCATGCGTAGTATCAGATAAGTTTATTGAAAAACTTGCAAAAATAGGAGTTATGGATACTGCTTGTGCTATAAGTGAAATAAAAGAAAATCGTCAAGCAAAAAAAACAGATGGGTCTAAGAGTAAAAATGTAAGGGGTATTCCAAAGTTGATCGATGCTAATTGGGCAGGTAGTTCTAAATCAGGGGAATGTACTATTATATTTTGTGAGGGAGATTCAGCCAAAGCCGGTATTGTATCTGGTCTTAGTTCTAGTGACCGCAATATAATTGGGGTATACCCTATGAAAGGTAAGGTTTTAAACGTGAGAGGAGAAGCAATTAAAAAAATTAATGATAATAAGGAAATCTCTGATATAAAAAAGATATTGGGATTGGAAAGTGGAAAAAAATATAAAACCCAAGATGATGTCGTTAAGTCATTAAGATATGGGAAAATATTATTTATGACAGACCAAGATCTTGATGGATCTCATATTAAAGGATTAGGTCTTAATCTATTTCAATCTGAATGGGAAACGTTATCTCGAATACCAGAGTTTATTGGTTTTATGAATACACCAATATTAAAGGCTCGTAAAGGAAATCAAGAATTAGTATTTTATAATGATGGTGAATATAATACATGGAAAGAACACAATAACCCAAATGGTTGGAAGATTAAATATTATAAGGGTTTAGGAACTAGCACTGGTAAAGAGTTTCGAGAATATTTTGAAAAGAAAAAAATAGTAGGATTTTCTCATAATGGCGATACAAGTAATAATGCATTAGATATGGTATTTAATAAAAAACGCTCTGATGATAGAAAAGGTTGGTTAGGTAATTATTCCCGTGATATATATCTAGATACTAATGCTAAAAAGATAAGTTATGAAGACTTCATTAATAAAGAATTAATTCACTTTTCTAAATATGATTGTGAGCGAAGTATTCCTAATTTAATGGATGGATTGAAAATTAGTCTAAGAAAAATATTATATTCTGCGTTTAAAAAGAACTTAACTCAGGAAATTAAAGTAGCACAATTTACTGGATATGTATCTGAACATTCTGGATATCACCATGGCGAGGCATCCTTAAATGGTGCGATTGTTGGTATGGCACAGAATTATGTAGGCTCAAACAATATTAACCTATTTATGCCAAATGGACAATTTGGAACTAGACTGCAAGGTGGTAAAGATAGTGCTTCAGAAAGATATATATTTACACAATTATCACCAATCACTCGTTTTATATATCCAGAAAATGATGATAAAATATTAAAATATTTAAATGATGATGGAATGTTAGTGGAACCAACTTATTATGCTCCAATTATTCCTATGATTTTAGTTAATGGAAGTAAAGGTATAGGAACAGGTTTTAGCACAGATATAATGTGTTACAATCCATTAGATATTATTAAATATTTAAAGGATAAACTTACAATTGGAGATGAAAATATGAAAACTTATGATTTTATTCCTTATTATGAAGGATTTAAGGGAAGTATTAGAAAAATTAATGATGAAAAATTTCTAATAAAAGGAATCTATGAAAAGATTGGTGTTGATACAATTCGAATTACTGAATTACCAATTGGTTTATGGACTGATGATTTTAAAGAATATTTGGAATCATTAATGGATAATGTTGATAAGAATGGAAAAAAAATAACTCCAACTATTAAGGATTATGACGACATGAGTAGAGACACAGACGTTGATTTCACTATTACATTCCATAAAGGTAAACTTAATGAACTGGAATCAAAAGCATTAGAGCACGAATGTTCAGCCTTAGAAAAGCAATTAAAATTATATACAACGAATACTAATACTAATATGCATTTATTTGATGCAAATGATAAATTAAAAAAATATAAGGAGGTTAACAATATAATTGATGATTATGCAATTCAAAGATTAGAATTATATAAAGTTAGAAAAACATATCTAATTAATGAGCTTACTAATATTGTTGTCTTACTAAGTAATAAAGTTAGATATATAAAAGAGGTATTAGATGGAACTATTGATTTAAGAAGAAAGAAAAAAGAACAAGTATCACAACTCCTATTTAGTAAAAACTATTTAGTAGTTGATAATGATAATGATTATAAATATCTAATTAAACTACCGATGGATAGTGTAACAGAAGAAAATATAAAACGTTTAGAAAATGAACAGCAAAATAGACAACATGAATTAGATCTAATAAGAAATACTTCTATACAAGATATGTGGATGAATGAATTGGAGAAACTTGAAACAGAATATCTAAAGTATCGAGAATATAGAGAAAACTTAATGAAAAGAGATGATACTAATAAAAATACAAAGAAAATTAAGAAAAAAAGTAAATAAAACGTTCATTCCTAAATTATTTGAATTATATCATAATATGAATATGAATAATGTAAATAGTATTTTTCTAAATAATATTTACTTTTTTAAAACCATGGTTTTAATTCTAATTGTTTATCATTATTTTTTGACATAACAGGATGATCAATTGGAGTATACATAGTACTAGCATCTGTTATATATTTTTGATATCCAACGGCCTCAGAATATACTCTAGGTATGGTAGAATCAAGAACCATTTGATTTAATTGTTCTACTTGTTCAGTAATATTATTAGGCAAATTTACAGCAGATTCTAAAAATATAGCGCGCATAATAATTTTAAGATCGTCACAACTTTGCTGAGAGATTATATATTGACCATTTGATTTTTCATAAACTCCTGCTCGTAATCCATTTTGTATAATTTGCATATTTTTAGCTGAAAAGAATGTTTCCGATAATATAGTATTTTCCCATTGTCCTTCTGTTGGATTTCTAAATGTAACACATTGATGAACAGGTATTTTATCATACATATTAAATAAAGTAGATGTATTTGGTGTTTGAATATCTACGCGTCCATTAGAGGCTTTTTGTAATTTATTCATTATATATACTATTATTTTATATAATAATTTTTTATTTTTATCTGTATTTAATGTATTATGGGACCATTTCAAAAATATGTTGTTTTAGCGACAATTATAGTTTTACTAATCTGGGTAGTTGTTTTAATATGGCTTTATCGTAAATCTAAAAATAATACAACATGGCCTCCAATAATTGGTAAATGTCCTGATTATTGGGAAGATAATAGTGCAACAGGCGATGGTTCTGATTGTTCAAACCCATTAAAATTAGGAAAAGATACATGTCATGGTAATACAAACTTTAATATTCAACCATTTATAGGTTCTCGTGGAAATTGCGAAAAATCCAGATGGGCCAATTATTGTGAAGTTGCATGGGGGGGATTAACATATGGTTATGATAAAAACCCATGTATTTCTTAATTATATTATTATTCGTTACTTTAACTCAAATAATAATATTTAATATTATAATGAATCGAGAAGATAAAAAAGTACTTAAAAAAATTAAAAAAGTTAAAAAAAATGGCCTGCGTATAATCTCAGATAAGATTAGAAAAAAGATGGGTATATCTAAAAATATTATTTTAGGAAGTTATTATTATTATTTACATGGTTTTTTACTTATTTTATTATGTTATGTGTTATTTTTTAATAACAATTTAGCACACTTAAGTGCTGTATTAGTTATTATAAGTATGGATGCTGTTGCAAATGTAGTTCTACATGATTGTCCATTAACAATTTTAGAGCATCAATATTTAGAAATGAGTGGTGCTGATGAGAAAAATGAAATGTTACAGAAATTGGGTATAAATTACAATTGTAACCATACTTATGAAAAGGTAATAGAACTTCTTATAAATGGATGGATGATGTGTGTTTTAAAAACTCTCTATATCATAATATTTAGAATGACAAATATTAAAATTGTTAATTATAATAACATAATGTCATAATCGTCTATTATTACAATCAATAAGTAAAAATATATGGATATTTATATTTTATAGTATATATGAGCGAAGAAGAAAAATTAACCAATAATAATAGTGATCATAATAATGATAAAAATAGTGATTATAATGATGATAATAATGATTATAATGATTATAATGATAATAATGATAATAATGATAATAATGATAATAATGATAATAGTGATAAAAATAGTGATGATAATAATGATAATAATAAAGAAGATGAAGAAGATGAAGAAGATGAAGAAGATAAGAAAGATATAAAAAGTAACGAGTATAACAAAGACCCTAAAATAACAATTGTTACTCCAGATAAATGGAATGATTTATTGAAATCTTTAAAAATGAATTATAAATCATGGATTATATTAATTATTTGTGTTTGTATTATATCTTATCCTTCTATCAAACATGGATTAATTTCATTTATAATTGGAATGTGGTTTGCTTACTGCGCACATTATCAATCACATATGGAAAAAAATATATTTAGTATATGTCATCATTATCATCATGAGAATACTAATTTATTCTCTCATGTAATTCAATTAATATTAGAGTATTTATACTTAGTAGTTACAATTGCATTATTAGATTATTGTAATATTAATCCCCTCCATTTCTGGACTATTTTATTTTTCTACTTTTTTTATACTACCGTTCATAATATTAATTATGGGCATTTTCATATAAATAGAATACATGAGTATCATCACCAGGATGTATATAGTAATATAGGTCCCGATATATTTGATATATTACATGATACAAAAAAAATAGCATCAGAAGAAAATTATATCGAAAACACAGATCATTATATACCTAATATTGTAATAGGAACGATCATTATAATGATACTAAAATATTTATATAGCAAAGATGCTTATAAAAACAATATGTATATGATTTTTTATTATATTTCGATAATTTCATTAATCATATTTATTTGTTCCTCTTGTTGGTTAATATATCAAGAAAAAGATAAATCAGGTATGTTCAAAATCCCCGTATATTTGCCAGGAATGTCAAAACCTACAGAAACTACAGAAAAACTATAATACAATAAAATATATGCGTTTACATTTTATTGATATAATTAATATACGCATTGTGGTTTAAGAATAATTAATATTATATAAGTAATAAAAATAAATAATGAATGATGTAGATATTGATAATATATATGTTAGAGAAGAAAGTATACAAACATTTAAAAAAATGATGACTGATTATGAAAATAATAAGAATAATTTATCACATGAAAAAGGTATTTATATATATGGTAAATCAGGTATAGGTAAAACACATTTTGTTTTAAAACATCTTAAAGAAATGAATTATGATATTATTTATTATGATGCTGGAGATGTTCGTAATAAAAATATTATTGAAACAATTACAAAACGCAATATGTCAGGATATAATGTAATGAGCTTATTTAAAAAGGAAAAAAAACGTCTCGCAATTGTTATGGATGAAATAGATGGAATGAATAATGGAGATAAAGGCGGTCTTACTGCGTTAATTAAAATTATACGTGCTAAAAAAACAAAAAAACAAAAAGGTGAAGAAACTACTCAAAACCCAATAATATGCATAGGTAATTATCACACAGATAAAAAAATTAAAGAATTAATGAGTGTATGTAAAACTTTAGAACTAAAAGTTCCAAATGATGATGAAATATATAATATCCTTAAGACATTATTAATTGGTGTAAAACCAATTAATATAACACATTTAGTAAAATATATTCAAAAAGATTTACGTAAATTAAAATTAGTTTATTCTTTATATAAACATCAACCCACATTTTTTGAAGAAAACTCAATTGAAAATATATTATCAATCAAACAATATAATGAAGATACAAAACATATTACAAAACAACTAATTACTACAAAAATGAATTTCTCAGAACATTCTACTTTATTGAATGAAAATGATAGAACTACGGTGGGTTTATTATGGCATGAAAATATTATAGATGTTATCTCAAAAATTCCAAAGGAAAAATCAATACCTATGTATATTGAAATATTAAATAATATTTGTTTTGGTGATTTTATCGATAGAATTACATTTCAAAAACAAATATGGGAGTTTAATGAAATGAGTTCCATTATTAAAACTTTTAGAACCAATTATATATTATTTAATAATGATTATCAAAAGAAAACATTAAATGAAATTAGATTTACTAAGATTTTAACAAAATATTCAACCGAATATAATAATATTGTATTTATTCATTCCTTATGTCAATTGATGGATTTAGATAAAAAGGATATATTCACTTTTTTTCAAAAATTAATTAATGATGAAAATGATGAAACAATTAAAATGCTTGAAGAAAAATATGAAATGTCAAAATTAGATATTTCAAGAATGTGTAAATATTTATCTAGATATGTTAACGAACATAACGACATATAATTACGAATTGAACGCAGGTGGCATATTTTCTGTAAAATCGGAACTTAACGTATATGTTGTTGGATAATGAACATAAGGATTTTTTTTATCATTTCTTTTCTGATATATCTCATTTCCTACATTATATGATTCTGACCATGTATTATAACCTTTATTATAACTAGTAGGAACATTTGAATTACCCGTGGGATGCATATTATCATTTATATTTATCCCTTCACCTGATAATTTATTAGAACAACCACTACAATCTGCATCTTTTAAACATTGTTCTCCAGTTATATTACAACGAGCTAATGGTCCACATATATTATTACAATTACCACTATTATTTAATGGGATATCAACATTAAAATCATGATTACCTATTGTAGATCTAAATGATTCTAAATAAGAATTACTAGAAAAAAATAAGTATAATGTTATACAAAGTATTATCGTGAGTATTATAAGAAATATGGAATATAACATAGTAATATTATATTATATAAATAATATAATATTTTGTTTTTAGTAAAATAAAGCATACACTCTAAAATATTATATTATTTTATAGTAATATATGGATAAACTAAAAGATTTAAAGGATAAAGTAGTAAATCATCCTATCGTTACAAAAGTTACTGGGAAACCTCAACAACTATCCAAAATCAAAGCATATAATGATAAACTTACACAAATAAAAAATAAGAAAAATACTACTAATATTAAATCAATTAAAAATAAGAAAAATGAAAAGGATTTGAAATATGCGGAGAAAGTATCTAAAGTTCCTTTGTTTGTAACAACATTATTAACACAAATAGCTTCATTAGTTGTTTTATTTGGAATTGGATCATCAGTAGTATATTCCGCACGAGTTGCGCAATCAAATATATTACCGACTTGTATCTTTAATAAGCCATATACTGATTTTAAACCAACTCTTGACGAAGTTCCTATTGATTTTAATAGGATTAATGTAACAGATAATGATGGTGTTAATAAAGAGAAAAGCAAATCAACAAAAATCGTTTTTCCTATTGAACCAAATACGGAGATGATGAATAATGGTTTATTATTTCGTGTGTTAAGACCTATGATAAATCCAAGTAATTACGTATCAAACTCTATTTCTTATTTTATTGGAACATTAATTCAAAAAGCTTGCGCAGAACATTTTAGTGTTACTAATAGTATATATAATTTTGCAAATAATTATTTTTCGGATTCTGTTATTGTTATATTATCACCATTCATTTATTTGTTTGCTTTAGTAATTCCACCAATAATTAACTTTTGGTATATTATTATACAATGGTTTTCTAATATTAATTTACTGGATAAAATAAAAGCTAAAAAAGGATTCGGAAGTGATGGAAGTAAACAATGGAATAGTTCGTCAGGATTTTTCAATTATGGAACTTATATATTTACTCGCCTAATCTCTCTTATATTATTATTTACAGGTATAATTCCTTTGTTTGCTAGTTTTTTAACCTTTGTATTAACCCTTATGTTTTCTATAATTCCTTATACTAATTTTATAAAATCTCAGTATAAAAATAATCCTGATAAAAAATATGGTGTATATTCAACATTTAAAGATTTATTATTGAATAAAATGTGGTTAATATCATATATTATATCTTATTTCATATTATCTGATATAAGTGAAATATTTGGACTATATCCCGCATTAATAGGTTTTGTTGTATGTATATTATTTTGGGCATTTACCACACTATATAAAAGTGGTGTTCCTAGTAAATATTCAGATATTACACCAGGTTTAATGGGGGATGGCCAAACTCCTAGAAAATGTGAACCACCCAAGGGTTGGTTGGATTTTTTTATGACAGAAATTAATGAAATTATTAATTGTGAAAAATCTCAAATTTTTTCTTCTTTTCCCTTTTTATCTCTTTATATGGATGAAGATGCTGTTAATAAATGTAATGCTAACTTAAAACCTTTTTCACCCACATCGCCAGCACCAGCACCAGCACCAGCTCCAGCTCCAGCTCCAGCTCCAGCACCAGCTCCAGCACCAGCTCCAGCACCAGCACCAGCTCCAACTTCAGATCAGTCTAAATAAAAAAGTTTAACCAAAATAGAATATAAATACTTTTATTTATATTCTCTCATGAGTTTATATAGTAAAAATGAATTTCCATTAGTGAGTATTTGTACACCAACGTTTAATCGTCGTCCTTTTATTCCATTTTTAATTAAATGTTTTCAACATCAAACCTATCCTAAAGAACATATGGAATGGATTATTATTGATGATGGAACTGATAAAATTAGTGACCTAATAAAAGATATTCCTCAAATAAAATATTTTAAATTTGATAAAAAAATGAGTTTGGGTAAAAAGCGTAATTTAATGCATTCTAAATGTTCTGGTGAAATATTAATTTATATGGACGATGATGATTATTACCCTCCCGAGAGAGTTTCTCATGCTGTTGAAGAATTACAAAAAAATCCTGATGCATTATGGGCTGGTTCTAGTTTAATGTATATTTATTTTAAAAGTATAAAACAAATGTATACATTTGGACCATACGGAAAAAATCACGCAACCGCTGCCACATTTGCCTTAAGAAAAGAATTATTATCTCAAACTAGATATGATGAAACAGCAGCAATTGCTGAAGAAAAAACTTTTTTAAAAGGATGGAGTATACCAGGAGTTCAATTAGATCCTTTAAAAACTATTTTAGTTTTTTCTCATATACATAATACTTTTAATAAACAAGAGTTATTAGATCAACCTGATAGTGAATATCGTAATTTATCAAATGTAAAAATAAATTCATTTATTACAGATCACAATTTGTATAATTTTTACATTATAAATATTGATAATATATTGAAAGACTATGATTTTGGAAACTTAAAATATAAACCAGATGTAATTATTCAAAAAAAAGAGATTGATGAAAGACGACGGAAACAAACAGAGATAGAAAATGTAAAAATGGAAACAAAACAATTATTGGAAGGTATATATAAAAAACAAATATTAGGATATAAAACTATGATAGATGAACTATCATCTACAAATAATTCTCTAAAAGAGAGAAATACATATCTAGAATCTAAAGTAACAGAATTAGTATCTCAACTTATAGAATTAAAAAAAAGAAAATAATAATTTTAAAAATATATTATTATTTTCTATGCGTTTATGCTAATCAAGATAGTTGTTTAAATTTCTTCCATGAAATATTAATTGCACTACGTTTTTCTTCTTTAGGTGATTCAGGATTATTTTCATTAATTTTATCGGCCTTTTTCAAAGCACTATCTACATATAATTCTTTTAATAATGTTCCAACAACAAAAGCCCCTTCGTGTTGATCTAATTCTCCATCTTCTATACGGCGTAATACATTTATAAATTTATTTAGAATAGATAAATCTAATTCATCCTTTCTAATTTTATTATATATATCTGTATAATACGTAAACAAAAATCCACAATCACTCATACCTTCAGAATGTATTTTATCATCATTCCCACGATATTTTTGTTTTATCATTAGTAAATTATTTATATCATTTTGAATCATATGACTATGCTTTAATTCACGAATTAGACCTGTTTGATCTTCAACATCATTTGCGACAATCATCTTTTGTAATTGTAATCTAGATTTATCATCCATATTATAAATACCTATAAAATTCTTTAAATATTTTTAATATTATAATATATATATTAATGACTTTAAATGTTGTTCATAATGATACCCCTGCTGCTCAAGTAACAGGTAGTAAAGGAAGTCCATATGAAGCCGCAGCACATTCTACCCAAACCGCAAATGCAAGATTAGCAACGTTGACAAGAATTGGAGGAAGAAAAACAAAAAATAAAAGATATAGACGAAAAAAATATACAAAAAAGAAATCTCATATGAAAGGAGGTAATGATGTAGTAGAAGTAAGCCAGTTACCTAATAGTCATTTAGTTAAGACACACAATATTCCTAGTCCTGCTGATAATTTTAAACATTTAACAGCTATAAACAATCAAGGTGTTGAAAATAGTTCAACTGATAATGTCACTTTAGTTACAAGCACTCAAAGCGGTGGAAGAAAACACATCAAACGCCGTAGATCTAAAAAGAAACAATATAGAAGAAGAAAAACGAAAAAACTTTATAAATAAAATATCATAATATAATAAGTTATGCCTAAAGGAACTGATTGGATTAATTTATTATATGTAAATTTAGGATTTATTGCACAAATATTGGCATTATATTATTTTGGTCTTTTAGCTGATGTTAGAAAAGATTGGGCTAAATATAGATGTAATCCTTTATTCATGCCCTTATCTGAAAATTTAGAAAAAGATTTTGTTCATTGTGTCCAAACTACACAAAGTAGCTTTATGGGATATATTTTAGAACCTATTCACTATATTATTAATACTTTAAGTAAAACTACAGGTTCACATTCTGATGCCTTACAGGATATTCGCAAGGTAATCGCTAATGTTAGAACTTTTATAGAATCGGTTGCTAAGCAAATATTTGGTGTATTTTTAAATATAATAGTAGAATTTCAAAAAATTATAAATAATATTGAAAATTTAGTAGGACGTCTTTTAGGTATAATGGTTACATTAATGTATTTATTAGATGGTTCAACTAAAACAATGAAGAGTTATTGGAATGGACCTCCTGGAGAAATGACACGAGATTTATGTTTTCATCCATCAACTAAAGTAAAATTAGCTAATAATAAAATTGTTTGTATGAAAGATATAAGTTTAGGGGATATTTTAGAAAATGGTAGTAAAGTAATAGCTGTTATGAAAATAGCAAATAGTGATAAACAAGATCTATATATTATACCTAAAAAAGGTGTTAATAAGGGAGATATTTATGTTACTGCTAATCACATGATGTATCATGAGAGTAATAATACATATGTTAAGGCAAAAGATCATCCTTATGCAAAAAGTCAAGAATTAATAGATGAAACAGGAAAGACTTTATGCAATAATCCATCTTCTATTGTCAAATCAGAATGGTTTAGTTGTTTAATAACAAATGATCATAAAATTAAAATAGGTGAATGTTTATTCTGGGATTGGGAAGATGATATATTAAAAGAAAAAATGGTAAAATAAAAAATGAATATTATTCATATAATATAGTAAACATATGAATAATATTTCAACAACTACAGATAAAATTAAGAAAATGTATTCAAAGCTAGGCTATTTTGATGAATATGGAACATCTATTATGTTTTTTATTATATTAACAATCATAGTAATATTAATTGTTTCTTATACATCAATTATGGAAAATATTCAACCTATTAAGGATAATTGGTCAAATGAACGTTGTAAACCAAATATTATGCCTTTCGCTGGATTAATAAATAAGAACCCTGCTGATACAACAACAGAATATACCGCAAAAAACTTTCAATATTGTTTAACTGGTATACTAAGTAAAATCAGTGGTTATGCCGTAGACCCTATATATGCTGTATTAGATATATTTGCTGATTTAGCGAAAGAAATTAGTAAAGGTCTTCAGATGATTAGAACAATTATCGCAAATATCAGAACAGAATTAAAAGATGTTGCTATACAGATATATAAACGAATTGAAAATTTTGTTATTGCCCTTCAAATGTTGTTTGTAAAACTTAAGGACACTATGGGCAAAATTCATGGATCATTAGTAACAGCATTATTTACAAGTATGGGTTCTTATTTAACTCTTATGACTGTATTAGGAAGTGTTACTGAACTTATGATAGGTTTATTAATATCGCTGGCTTCTATAATTATCGCATTATGGATATTACCCTTTACATGGCCTATGGCAGCTACGATGACCGCAATTTTTGTTGCTATCTCTATTCCATTAGCTAAGTTTGTTTATTTTGTAGAACATGATTTAGGAATTATTCCAGGAAAAAATATGCCCTCTCAACCTAGTTGTTTTGATAGTAAAACTACATTTAAAATGAATGACTCTTCTATAAAATCTATTAAGGATATTAAGATAGGAGATCAATTAGCGGATAAAACTAAATGCACATCCAAAATAACAATAAGAGCAAAAGATAAACTTTATAAATTAGGAAAAACATTTGTAACAGGTGATCATTTTGTAAAATATAAAAATAAATGGATATCTGTAAAATCACATCCGAATGCTATTTTACAAACTTCTGAAAATGAAGAAAATATTGTATATTGTTTAAATACAAATACAAAAATTATAAATCACAATGATAGTGTTTTTAGTGATTGGGATGAATTATGTAATACTGATATATACTCAGTATTAAGACACATATATAATATTAGTTATATTGAAACTAATGAAAAAGAAGTATATAAATATTTAGAAGGAGGATTTATAAATACAACACCTATTAAATTAAAGAATAATACTATAAAAAAGATTAGTGATATAACAATAGGTGATGAATTAAGTAATGGTGAAAAAGTAATAGGACTTGTAGAAATTGATGGTAGTTATGTTAATGGGCAATATAAGTTTTCTTTAGGAGATAACAATTATATAGAAGGGGGAAATAATATTATTTTTTACAATTGTAATAATTCACCAATATCAACAATTGCTTTGGCAGAAAAAACTATTATTAAAAAACATAAATGTCTATATCATTTATTAACCGATGTTTGTTATTTTCATGTAGGTAATTTAGGAGACATCAAAGTAGGCCATTATACAATTAATACAGAATACTTTGATTAAAAATAAAGTTAATATTAAATTATATATTTTCTATCAATATATCATATAATATGGATATCGATCTTTTTGGATTTAAAATCCGTGTAGAAGTTATTATTGGAATACTAATTTTGTATTTTATTATTTGGGGAAATATATTGTGTTCCTGCACTCATGTTGATAAAGATGATGTTAAAAAAGTTGTTGAAAAGTTCACAGGCAAAAAAGGTAAATGTGTGGTATGATACACATAGCCTCCCGTGACATGAAGTAATAATTAAATTGATTCTACCAAAAAATATTTTTTATTTTATGTATTGGTTCAATCATATAATATTATATTTTAAATAAAATAAAATATAATAATTATGTATAGAAGATGGAAATTAGCATTTTAGGATTTAACGTTCGTTTAGAAGTATTAATTGCTTGTATTGTTTTATATTTTGTTATTTGGGGTCATGTTTTGTGTTCATGCACAAATAGAGATGCTGTTAAAACAAGTGTAAAAGAAGGTTTACAAACTATATCTAAAATAGCAAATAAGGACATTACTATAGATTTAGCTTCGGCAGACGCAACAGCACCATCTACCAAAAGTTGGTTTAATCCTGATTTAACTTACGTAAAAGGACAAAAACCTGATGCCGCTGTGCAAGATATTTTAAATCGTCCTAAGCAACCTGTTCCTTTACCTGAAGGTGAATCACTTATGTTTGCTAAGACACAATTCAAACCAGAATGTTGTCCTAATTCTTATTCGACTGGTTCAGGATGTGCATGCATGACAGTCGATCAATATAATTATTTGATTGATCGTGGAGGAAATAATGTTCCTTACTCTGAGTATTAAATATATATAAGGTGTTGTTGTAAACCAAATAATAATAATTTTATGAATTTATTATTATTTATTATTAAATATATATATGTCCATTCTAATTTATGCATTTTTAATTTTGATAATGTATTTTTTGGCAGGTATTAATAAAATACAAAATTTTTCTTCTACTGTAAAAGGCTTTCAAAATATGTTTATATTAAATACATTACCAAAAGTTTTTTATAATTTTGTGATATTAGGAGTTATATTATTAGAAATATTTGCACCAATATTAATAATATTTTCATTACATACAAATATGTATAAAAGTTATGCATACTATTCAAGTGTGGGTTTAGCTATTTTTACTATTTTGGCTACTTTAATATATCATTTTCCACCATATGGAGCAGAACGTTATGCTTTTATGAAAAACCTAACAGCAATTGGTTCGTTAATGCTATTATCTACTTTATTTCAATAATATTATTTTTAATAGTATATAATAGTATACAAGAATGAATTGTAATTTAATAATATTAACCTTTATAATTACAGGTTTATGGGATGTAGTATTGAGATTTATGTCATTAAATTATAATAGTCTTCCAAAGTTTTTCCAAATTGATTTTATAGAATATTTAATTCCTTATTTCAATCAACATACTTTATTAGCGGCAGCATTAATTGCTGGCTTCGTAGGCGCAACAACTCAGCCTATTATTATATCTATAATGCCTTTTCCAAAAAGCTTATTTAATATAAAATATGTTATTAAATTTCTTATTTTAACATTTATCATAAGCGCATTATATGGATTCATAATGAAATGGAGTAAACTTTTCCCTTATTTAGAAAAATATTATTATAATAAATTAGGATTATTTAGAAGTATGTATTGTGATGGTGTATCTGGTATTGTTGTTAATTCAACAATATTAGTAATTTATTATATCATATCAAAAATAAAATAATTATTTATTGGGTCTACATTTTAATTTACGCATTTTTACACCTTTGATAATATATTTTTTGGCAGGTATTAGTAAAATACAATTTTTGTCTTCTAATGTAAAAGGCTTTCAAAACATGTTTTTATTATTCAAAGGTGTAAAATCATATATTTTTATATTTACATATTATATGGGTGCTTTCACAATTTTTGATATACTAACAGATAATCCTGGCATTATAAAAGTTAAACATAATAAAAATCTTTATGAATGGAATAATAAAGTGCGGGTTATTCTGAAAGATGGTTCGGTATCAGATATAGGATATTATAATGGTGAAGGAAGTGTTTATATAGGAAAAGAAAAAAAACATTTATCTGATTTTTTTTCAAAAAGAAAAGAATATTGGGTTGCTGATAGTGATACAATTAATTATAATTATGAATATGATGGATTTTTGATGAATAATTATGTTTATAATAAATTACTAATGAATAAAAATTATAAAAAATGTACCAAAGATAAAAATTTATATGAATTATTATTATCTTATATTCCTAAAAAGAAAAAAAGTTTAAGTACAAATCTCCTTGGAATGCAACAAATTTACATACCGGAAAATGATGATAATAATTCTGATTCAAAATTCATTATAAAGAATATATGGACTTTAACAAATCCAAATTTATCAACAATTCATGGGAAAAAAAATGAAAAAAGAATTGAAACAATTATTGAAAATTTTTTAAATTTTTCTTGTAAATTTAAAATAAATACTGATAAATCAAAAAAAATTATTCAAATAAAATTAATTTATGAAGATGAAGAATCGAATAAATTTTGGAATATTGAATATACAGCTGATGAATATAAAGTTAATTATGGTAAAAAAAATACAAAAGGTAAAACACAAGATAAAAAATCCAATATTAAAGATACAGAAAAGTTAATTGAAAGTAAATTGAAAAAAGGATATAAACAAATATCTAAAGGATTGATAAAATATTTTACTATTAAATAGTATTACACCCTTGAAGATTTTTGTGCGAACTTAAATCTTCAATGGTGTAAATAATTAGTTCTTGGGTTTAGATTCAAAAGAGGTATAACACTTTGGACAATATATTATCTGTCAGCTTTTGTCTGGATTGATATCAATATAATCCTCTTGGTATTCATGGTCACAATTTAATTCTATATGATATTTAATTGAATCAATTAATGAGTTTATTATATTATTAATATTTATTGCATGAGGATATTTCATAATAAAATCATCATTTAGATTTTTAATTTGTTGTTGCATAATGTATAGATCGTTAATCATACTATCATTACTTGAACTCGAATTATCATTCTCCATACTAGTTATATTAATACTATTTATCTATATTAGTTTTTATTACTATAATTATTTTTTCTAATTATAGTATATATGACATTTTCCAGAAAGAGCAAATTTTTTTTAAAAATCGCAGTATTATTTGTTGTCATTATATTAGCATATAGAATATGGACCTCTTATTATTTTAAAGAAGGATTTACAACTCCTGATTCATGTACTTACTTTTATATGGAAGAATGTGGACATTGTAAACGTTTTTCACCTGAATGGGATAATTTTGTAAGTACTTACAAAGGACCTGTAAAAATGAACAAGATAGAGAGAGAAAATGCTGGTCCATTATTAAAAAAATATAACATAAATGGTTTTCCAAAAGTAATTGTCGTTGATAAAGAAGGTGATTTCAGAGAATATAATGGTGCTAGGACAAGTGATTCACTACATGCGTATTTTTCTAACTAGTTTCTGTTTTTTTTACTATTTTTAATTGTTGGGTAAACACAAAAGCATCTTTAGATTTTCGACGTCTTTTTAAATTACATTCTAAACATGATATTACTATATTATTGTGATTATGACCAATATCATTATCTATACGATCTAATGTCCATTGTCTATTTTCTCTCTTTAACTCGTATAATAATAAACATTTCTCTTTACAATAATAACAATCCAGATTACAAATAATTAATTGTTCTATTATTTGTGAGCTATTTATTATTTTATTTTCATCATAGATTTTTCGTACCTTATCTTGTTGTTTATATCCTGATAATTTTTTATCTATTTCTTTGATAATTGTGTTATAAGCATCTGTTTCATCTTTGGTTTTATCTTTATTTTCTAAAATATTTAATTGTTCTTCTATTTTAAGACAATTATCAGAAAATTTCCATTTTTCGGCTTCCTTTCTTTTACCTGGAGGTTTTTTTTCTTTAGTTAATTTTTTTATCATATAACGATTTGATGTTCCATTTATTTCTATTTTTTTGTTTAAATTATTAGATTCGTCGTTTTCATTTTTAGACATTTTTTAGTTATCTATAAAAATAATATATTATTAAAAATGTAATTAAACTTAAAGCTACATATATATGTATATGGAAACCCCTGCTACAAATGAACAATGTCAGGAATTGAAAAATATCAAATATAAAACTATGCTAATGAATGGTGGTAATATTGAAAATGAAAAGGAATTACCAAATTCAAACTTAGATAAATTAGAATTATTTCTTGAAACTAATAAACAGACAAATAAAGATGAACCTTGGTCTAAATTAGACAAAACTAGCAAGATACAAAAATTGTTAAATTATACATCGAAATATGCTATAAAGAATAATCTTTCGTCTGAAACAAAACAAAAAATGGATTCTTTTATTAGAGAATGTCTTGATAAGAAACGTATACAACGTGTTAAAGATGTAGTATATGATAAATCTACTGGCGAAATAACAGATATACCTGGTTTAATTTATATCAAAAATACAAAACATTTTACATTAAAAAATAATGACAAACGTGTTTCAACTTTAAAAAATCTTCCTCCGAAGAACAAAACTAAAAATACAGAAAACAAAAAAAATAAAAAAGATGAAAAAGAAGAAAATGAAAATAAAATTATTTAAAAATATAATATTTCATATAATATGGAGAATATTATAGGAACATTATCTTTTAATCACAAAAATATTAAAGGACATGTGGATTTTATAGAAAATTTAGAAAAGAAAGTGATTATAATAAAAGGAGAATTGCATAGTAATAAATATAAAAACTCTGAACATGGATTTCATATACATGAAGCCGGTGACTTAACAGATAATTGTTTAGGTGCGTGTAGTCATTTCAATCCTTATAATAAAGAACATGGTGGTCCAAATAATAGCAATAGACATGTTGGTGATTTAGGTAATATAAAGTTTAATGATGAAGGAATATGTATGATAAATATGAAGGATAATATGATAAAATTAAGAGGAACTAAATGTAATATAATTGGTCGTTCATTAGTAATACATGAAAAAAAAGATGATTTAGGTATAGGTAATAATAAAGAAAGTTTGATAACTGGAAACGCTGGACCTAGAATAACATGTGGAGTAATAGGTTATTCAAAAAAAATGTTCAAAAAGTAAATAAATAAAATTGAATTAGATGTTAAATATAATAATATATTATATATAGTATTATATTAATATGTTAATAGATGATTTAAGTGATCTAGAAGATATATTAGACACTATAGAAGGTGACGATGACAATATCAATATTTTGACACCAACTGAGCAACAAGATATTATTGATACGTGCCATTCACTAATGTTTGATTATGTCACTCAAAACCCTACTGCTGTAAGTGAGCCAGATTTCTCATATGATATGATAAACGAAGTAAAAGAATTAATAAATGTTCAATTATATATGTGCCAATCAATTGTTATTGATGAGGACGAATTGGATGATATAATTGATATAGGTGAAGAATTATTTTATTCTACAATTATGCCAAAACGTTCTTATAATACTACTTTTGATATCAATAATAAAGATAAACATAATAAAATACAAGATGCTATATCTTACTTAGACTCTATTCCTCAACATGAACAACGAACTAAAGAATGGTATAAAACTCGTTATAACTTAATTACAGCTAGTAATGCGTATAAATCTTTTGAAAGTCAAAGCGTTCAAAATCAACTTATTTATGAGAAATGTATACCATTATTTATTAATGAGAATAGTGGAAATGACAATATTAACGAAACATCTACTCCAGTAAACGTAAATACAACATTACATTGGGGTCAGAAATATGAACCAATTTCAGTTATGTATTATGAAGATACATATAATACTAAAGTTTGTGATTATGGTTGTATACCACATAATAAATACACATTTTTGGGAGCTTCTCCTGATGGTATTGTCACCGATCCAAACTCAAACAGATATGGTCGTATGTTGGAAATTAAAAATATAGTCAATAGAGAAATTAATGGTATACCAAAAAAAGAATATTGGATACAAATGCAATTACAAATGGAAACATGCGATTTAGATGAATGTGACTTTTTGGAAACAAAATTTACTGAATATGAGAATGAAACTGAGTATTTTAGTGATGGAAACTTTAGACACTCTATGAATGGAGACATAAAAGGTATCATTTTATATTATTCTACAGATAGTGGTAGACCTATATATATTTACAAGCCATTAAATATGGAACAAAAAGATTATATTTCCTGGGAAACTGAAAACATGATTAGTCAAGAAAAAAATGGTAATACTTGGATTAAAAATATATATTGGAAATTAGAAGAAATTAGTTGTGTTCTTGTATTACGAAATAAAAAATGGTTTACTGATAATGTTTCGCAATTACAAAATATATGGGATATTATAGTGAGAGAAAGAATATCTGGTTTCGAACATCGAAAACCAAATAAACGCATTAAAAAAACAAATATATCAAATAATTTAGATTTAAATGAATGTATGATAAATATTGATAAAGAAACTGGAAAGGTATCATTAAATACTAATGAAAGAAGAAGTAGAACTAATTCTATTATATCTGTATCTGAAATAAGAATTAGAACAGAATCAATTGATGAAAGCAATAAAAATATATTGTCCAATATAGCGTATCCTTAACCCTATTACTATTTACCAATGGTGTAAAGTACGTTAACTTTTTTTCTATGTTTATATTAAATGATTAAGTATAATAAATATATCCCATTTTACATTGGTATTTTAATTATTTTACACCATTATAAAAAACATAAAAATGATAAAGAACTCACTACGTTGGATAAGTTTGTACAAATAACTGATATTAATAATCATGAAACTTGGGCATTATTTTTTTTAGGAATTAGCATAGGAATGATACTTACATAACCTCATGATAAATGATAAACTATATTCAATTGGTTTATCATTTATTTAGTAACATAATAATTGACTCTAACTGAAGGATCTACCGCTTCAGGCGCAGGAGGGAGAACTTTTATTACATTTGATGGAACTTTTTTATTATCATATAACGCATTACAAAAATCAGCAGGAGCGCATGTTCCTTCATCTGGATTTTTTACATGTTTAAAATTATTTGTTATTTGTTGATAAGAACCTTGTGGTAATACAGGGTATTCTTTCCACATATTATCATAAGTTTGATTACTTAATTGATCCTTTCCAATATAAGGATAACTTGATGTTAATAATGGATATATATCATCTTTTGGATATTCACCTGGACTTAATTTATTAAAACCTTCTAAATTATAATTACTCCCAAAAAATATTACTAAAGCTATTAACAATATTAATATTATTGTGTGTGATAATTGCGTTTTCATTATATAGTATATATGTACAAAAACTTTTAGAAAATACTATTTTAAATATACACTTAAAATAATAATTATATTATATTATACATATAAATAGTATTATGGATAATGAAATGCGTGTTACTAAGAGAAGCGGAAAAATGGAAAATATTTCATTTGACAAAATATTAAATAGAGTCAAAAAATTAGGTAATGAAGCTAATATTTCTCTTAATTTTCCATCCCTTGTTATGAAAGTTATTGATCAATTATATGATACTATCTCAACAACACAAATTGATGAATTAACAGCAGAACAATGTGCAACTATGTCATCTCAGCATCCTGATTATAATATTTTAGCAGGAAGAGTTGTCGTTAGTAATCATCATAAAAATACAAGTGATATCTTTTCTGATGTTGTAAATGATTTATATTGGAATAAAACAAATAATTCTCATGACCCTTTATGTTGTCAGTTATTTTATGAGATTGTTACTAAAAATCATGAACAATTAAATACCATTATTGATTATAATAGGGATTATTTAATTGATTTTTTTGGGTTTAAAACACTCGAAAGATCTTATTTATTTAAAAAAAATGGCAAAGCAATTGAACGCCCTCAACATATGTGGCTGCGAGTTGCGGTTACCTTATATATGTATGAGGATGTATTTGATATTGAATCTGTAAAAAATACTTATGATTTAATGTCACTAAAATATTATACTCACGCTACTCCTACATTATTTAACGCAGGCACTACTAGACCTCAAATGAGCTCCTGTTATCTTATTGCTATGGAAGACGATAGTTTAGAAGGTATTTTTAACACACTCAAAGATTGTGCTAGTATTTCAAAATGGTCAGGGGGTATTGGATTACATATTCATAATATTAGAGCTGCTAATTCTGTAATTAAGGGCACTAATGGGGTGTCAACTGGAATCGTTCCTATGCTACGTGTATTTAATGATACTGCTAAATTTATTAATCAAGGAGGAAAACGTAATGGCTCATTTGCTATATATTTAGAACCATGGCATGCTGATATTGATGAGTTTTTAAATTTACGAAAAAATCACGGAGATGAAGAAATGCGGGCTCGTGACCTTTTTTATGGATTATGGATTCCTGATTTGTTTATGAAACGTATTAAAGAAAATGGAAAATGGTCATTATTTTGTCAAAATGAGTGTGGTGATTTGTCCAATGTATACGGAGATGAATTTGAAGAATTATATCAACTTTATGAATCTAAAAATATGCAAAGAAAAACTATTAACGCAAGAGATTTATGGTTTAAAATTTTGGATGCTCAAATGGAAACTGGAACTCCTTATTTATTATATAAAGATGCATGTAATAAAAAATCTAATCAAAAAAATCTAGGAACTATTAAGAGTAGTAATCTTTGCTGTGAAATTGTGGAATATTCTAATCATGAAGAAACTGCGGTATGTAATCTTGCTAGTATCGGACTTCCATCTTTCATTACAACACCTTCTAATCCGTTTACTAATGTTGAAATATATACTAAAGATAATTGTAATTGGTGTCTACTACTAAAAGCTCTTCTTAAACGTCGTAATATATCGTATGTTGAACATAAATTAATTTCAGATGAGAATGTTAATGAGTTTAAAGAAAAATGGAATGTATCTAAAGTTCCTCAGCTTATTGACAATAATGAACTAGTTGGTGGATTTACTGATGTCCTAAATCAATTGCGTTGTATTTTTGACTATGATAAATTACATCAAGTTGTGAAAACTATTACTGAAAATTTAAACAAAGTTATAGATATTAATTTCTATCCAACTACTAAAACAAAACGTAGTAATATGCGTCATCGCCCTATAGGAATTGGTGTTCAAGGATTGGCGGATACTTTTATTATGATGGATATACCATTTCAAAGCGATGAAGCTAGGGATATTAACAAGAAGATATTCGAAACAATTTATCATGCTTCTTTAGAAAGAAGCACGGAAATCGCAAAAGAACGTTACCATAAATTAGAACCTCTTATTCTTAATGATAACTTTAAACCAAATATTGATATTGAAGAAGAGTTCAAATTATTAAGAATGGTCAACGAATATGAAAAACCTATATTACGTTCTAAATATAGAGGAGCTTATAGCACATTTAATAACTCACCTGCGTCGAAAGGTATATTACAATTTGATATGTGGAATGTAACACCTAGTAATCGTTATAATTGGGATGAACTTAAATTACATATTCAAACATATGGGCTTCGTAATTCTTTATTAGTCGCGCCTATGCCTACTGCTAGCACATCCCAAATATTGGGTTATAATGAATGTTTTGAACCATTAACTAGTAATATATATAGTCGAAGAACATTAGCTGGTGAATTTGTTGTTGCAAATAAATATTTAATGAAAGAATTAATTGAATTAAATATTTGGAATGAAAAAATTAAAAATAATATTATTGCCAATAAGGGAAGTATTCAACAATTACAAATGGTTCCACAATATATCAAGGATAAATATAAAATAGTATGGGAAATCCCTATGCGTCACGTAATTGATATGGCCGCAGATAGGGGGGCATTTATTTGCCAAAGTCAAAGTTTAAATTTGTGGATTGAAGATCCCAATTATAATACATTAACCTCTATGCATTTTTACGCATGGCGACAAGGACTAAAAACGGGTATATATTATTTACGTCGTAAAGCCAAACATCAAGCACAGCAGTTTACTATTGAACCTGATAAAAACGAAAACGATAATCACGATAATGACGAAGAAGACGAAATATGTGAAATGTGTTCGGCATAAATTATTTCTTCCTGCGATTATTATATGATGAAAAAAATAAATCATATAATAAATAATAATTAGGCATGGATTCGGTTAGCGGTTACTATATTATTTGAATACCCCTGTATTTGGGTTGTATACGGGTGTTGGGTTAGGTCCTCTGATTTTTGCCATATTATTGAGACTTCCTTCCTCAGCATTAGGGTCTTCTACCTCGACAACATAGTGGTTGAGTTTTCTAGTTCCAGGAAGAAGATACATACCATCTTTCGTAATATATAATTTATTAGTATCTTTGTTAGTACGTTTGTTAGTACGTTTGTTAGTACGTTTGTTAGTACTTTTGTTTCCCGACCCCCCCTTATTGCGCTTTGTTTTGCTTTTTGTTTTGTCCTTTGTTTTGCGCTTTGTTTTACGTCCACCAATCGAGTGTGCTCGTGGTTTGCTTTTTTTAAAAGCAATAGCATAGTTTAATCGTTCCATAGGTGTCACAGGCACGTTTCCTACTAATTTTACTCGTTTGGATTGTCGTTGTTGTTTGTTTGTTTTCTTTGCGGTTTCTTCAAGATTTATAACGTTTCTTTGTTCAGCTGGTACTTTGATGGTTGGGTCGTAAGGATATTCGTTTTTATGGTCATATTTTGGCCAGTCATCGTTGTCACTATCGGTCCAGTATTCTGGTTCTGTTTGTTTTCTTTTTTTAGTTTTGATGTTGGTGGTATTATTGTTGTCTATAAGTAATTTAAGTGTCTCGTGGAATTCGTCTTCTGTGTAATTATTCTTATCAGGGGATAGGGATATTTGTTTAGAATGTGGGTCGATAAGCATAGTTTTCTATAGTATAACGAGAATAAAAAATTATACTATGCATATAAATAAATCGGTTATTTTGGATCACATATAATAAAGATTTCATGCGATACCTTTATGTTATCCTCTTTTTGTGATTCTATTCTATTTTTTCCGATGCGTGTTTCTCCTTGACCATAAGTATATTGCCATTCAGGGTATTCTAATTTATACTCACTATACCATTCCCTAATTGTAGAACAATTATTATAGGTAATTAAAAACCCACCTTTATGTTCTTTAAGTAATTCACACATTCTTTTATGATTAAAATTATTATGATGTATAGCAAAATTACAATTAGGGTACATCCCTTTAAACATTTTACTATCTTCACCTAAATAATAAGGTGGGTCTAGAAATATAAAATCATCTTTATGCTTTACAATTACATCTTCAAAATCAGCACATTCTACGCTTAAATTTTTGAGATTTAATCCCTTTAATTTTTCAATACGGCGCTTAAACTTTTCCTCATTAATTTCATTATTGCTAGGCCAACCTAAAAACATAGGCCCATACGATAATGTCATATTATAATAATAAAAAGCAGCTTGTTTTACCTGATCATCATCTAGTATTATTTTATCTTCTTCTTTTAATTCAACTTCTTTCATAGTTTTATAATTTAAGTCCTCTGGTTTTATTTTATTCCAATAATTCAATAAAACGTGTCTGTTATAGGTAAATGAATCCTTAGTAATTTCAAACTTTTTTAATTCATCAATAAACTCTTCTTTATTATTGATTAAAACATTCCAAAAGTTCACTAACATATTGAATATATCATATCCAACAACTTCAATATCTAGTTTCTGCGATGCACATAGTTCAAATGATCCACCTCCAAAGAATGGCGACACTATTTTTTTTGTTTTTAATTTTGGTAGGTTACCCAAAATTAATCCTATTGCCTTAGATTTACCACCGGCATATCTTAATGGCGATATACATACACGTTTATATTTATTTTCTTTATTTAATATTGATTGTAAATAATCTTTCATATATGGTTCTTCTTTTTCATATAACATTTCATCACTTTTACTTTCGAAATCATTTTCAATTGTATTCATTATTGCGAAATTATTTGATATATTAGTTGATATCAATTTTTTATTAATATCGTCTTCTTCTTTTTGTTCTTCAGCATTAGTACAAATATAATTCGACATTATTACTATACTATATCTTATATTTTACTTTTAATTCAAAATCGAAGGTGTATAAAATATAAAATTGAAAATGATAGATATATTTGAGTATAAAGATATAAACAATAGTAAAATAATGAAAATATTAGTGTTTGATACGGAAACTACTGGACTACCTAAAAACCAAAGCTCTTCTCCTACATTATATTCTTTATGTGATTGGCCTTATATTGTTCAGTTTAGTTACATAGTATATGATACAGACAAAAATGCGATTACTACATTAGTCGATAAAATTATAAAAGTTCCATCTAATATTAAAATTTCCAAAGTTAGCACTGAAATACATGGTATTACAGATAAAATATCTCAATCTCAAGGCCATAATATAAATGAAACAATTATAGACTTTGTAAATACCTTAAAAAAAGTTGATATATTAGTGGCACATAATATCACATTTGATACTAAAATGTTAATAACCGAAATATTACGTATGCCTCAAAAAACAAGATCAGAAGTAAGTAGAAAAGATAAATTGTTACAAAGTTTAGATATTTCGTCTTATTACTGCACTATGAAACAAAGTATAAACCTTTGTAAAATTAAGAGTTATACTAAAAAAGAAAATAAAGAATATTTTAAATATCCTACCCAAACAGAATTATGTTCTTATTTATTTGGCTATGAACCCATTAATATGCATAATTCTTTAAACGATATTACCATTTGTTTAAGAAGTTTTTATAAAATGAAATATAATAAAGATATTTGCGAAGAAAGTGAAGATATGAAGAATAGAATCGCATTATTGACGCCAAAATAATAAAAAATTATACATTATCATACATTATCATACATTATCATGTATCTTGACTGACATCATCTATCACATTTTTTAATTTATTAATTAAAATATAGTTCTCTTGTAACATGATATAATGTTTTGATGGAGTAGGAGTAAATTGTTTTGGTTCATCAGTTAGTGTCATATTATCATTAAAATTAATATCTCTTTTCCTTGTTTTGATTTCTTCTTTGTATATATATGAATTATCAGGTTTAATATCATTTATGTTATAATCATCACATACACTACTACTTCTACTATCAGGATATAACATATTAAACTCTAAATCATCTAAACTATCTCTAGATTCGCTTGTATTAGATATAGTATCAGACATAGCTAGTAATAACTTATGAGATAATATTTTTCATACATTTGTGTAAAAAAAACGCAAAAAAGAAATGGTTCAATTGAAATAATAATTTAGACATTATCATCATTATCTTTGATTAATTGTTCTGTAACATTTAATTCATCAATTATTTCATTCAACGTAGTTAATTCCATTTTTTCTTTTAAATTATCTATTATTTCTTCTGTCACAGGATCTCTATTATTCAAATTATAAAAAGCTACCTTAAATAGTTTTACATCATCTATATGCATTTTTCTAATACGTTTATTTTTCAATTCGATCTCCATTTTTTCTCTTATTTCTCTAGAAGCTTTTTGAGTTACCCTATCTTCATTAAACCACTGGTTTCTATAAATATCAGTAGACCTCATTTCATCACATATTTCTGGTTTTGATATTTTATCAAAATCTTTAGAATGTCCTAAACTGGAAGAAAATAATTTTACAATATCATCAGGCACAACAGGACTTGTTTCCATTAATCTATCATATTCTTCTTTAGACATTTTTATCATATGAACAACGGAAATACGTTCAGCTGGATATTTAGCTAATTCTATTTTGATATTTCGATAAAATTTATCCCACGCAATACTACTTACTCTATGAGCTTCATTTAACTGAGTAATTTTAAGAAATTGTTGAATTGTCGTAATTATACCTGCTAATAAATTAAAAGCTCCTATCACCATTACATATAAGTTTTGATACTCCGCAGGAACACGTCCTTGGGCAAAATTTGCTGTCCCTGTTAATGTTGATATTATTATAACTGGGATCGTATAATAAGTATTTAATCTATTAAACTTTGAGTTTGATCTAGCATGTAACCATCTATAGCACATCGCCTTATCTGCCCATTCTATTAATATTTTTTCATGTTCTATTGTCCACTCAATATTATTTTTATCTTGTTCACCTTTTATTAGAGATACAGAACTACGGGGTTGTTCAAAATCGTTCTCCATATATTCTAATAATATTATATATATCCATATTATGGACATTAAATTACAAAAATTAACGCAAGAGTTTTCTAATATTACAGATTTGGAAGAAACTATCCGTAAAAATTGTTCTTTGCTTGAAGGGAAAATAAAAATATTAAGTGATTATTATTTAAGTATGGATAAATACACTAATAAATACGAATATGTTTTTGGTATAGATTCATTTAGATTTCAATCCAGAATGATAAATCTTGAATATGATGATATTAAACGTTTATACACATCTCATATTAATCGTATGTATGGGGAATATTTTAAATTATATAAAATCATATCTAAAATTATAAAAACTATAGATAACAATAAACTAAATGCTATATTAAAAGCTAATAATTATTTCCCTATTTATAAAGATTTGGAACCATTTAAAAAATATGAATATAAACTTATAATCGATTTACACGATGTATTATTATTATTCATTAATGGAATAATAGCATATAATCTTGATAAAATTAATGAATTAAATCATCAAAAACAAAAACAAGAATTAGGATTAAATATTAATAATTTTATTTTTACTTTTGAATCTGATAATAAATTTGTTGATGAAAAAATATGTTTATTTATTAATTATATAACATTTTTTCATGAATTGCATCTTAAATATATGACTCGTTTTTTAAGTAAGATTAATTTATTTATTAGTCAAATTAATCACGATATTACATTTGATGATTCTATAAAATCCATCAATATTCGTCGAAAATCTATTTTACAAACATTTAAAGAGGATAATATTAATGAAACTTTAATTAAAGATATTAAAAATACTATGAATACTATGAATAATGACTCACCAAAATCAATCGATAATAATATAGATACAGATTACAATATAAACAATAACATAGACGAAACCCACGATATTACACATGTAATACACCAATATATAAGCCATAATGTGGATCCTTCTATTACTATAAGTCCTATTAATAACCCGTCAAATGATGTAAAAGATTTATCTGTTGAAGAACAATATATTTCTAATAATACTCCAAAAACTGATAATATTCCTATTGATACTACATATCATAAACATTCAAAATCACCTTCTCCTTCAATATCACCCTCGGTAATGCATCAATTATTCAATAAGGATGATTGGGCAGATGACTTCTAAAAATGATATAAATATAGTAGGGATTATTATATAATGTATAATAAATACAAAAAAATTATTCCTATACATTATAATAGCAGTAAAAATATAACTTATAATAATACTCAAGGTAAAACACATACAACACATAAAATATTTGTTTTTTGTTCAAAGTGTAATACAAAATTATGTATTGAATATCAAGGTCATAATAATTTACTCGATCGATTCATTTGTTGCAATAATACATTATAAATTTATATATAAATATAAAATATATATATATATAATAACCATATCATATACATGGAAATAATTGATAATGATTTGAATAATTTAATTAATAATATTAATACATTAGATGATAAAATTATTAATAATATTTACTCTTATATTTATCCCGATGTTCGGCTATGTATTTGGATGAAAAAATATAATATGTCAAAAATTTTAAAAGAAATTATCGATTGTTATATGTTTGGTGCTATTAAGATTGCTGAAGCATTTGATAGATATTTCCCTGATCATTCTTGGGATTTATATGTTCATATATTATCTAATAAAAAATGGGAAGAAATTAAAACATCTGTACATTTTCTTTTTGAAAACAAACATATTGATAATAGACAATTTATTAGTGACGTATTAGATAAAATGGATGTGGTGCTTCATACACCCGATGGTGTTATAAAATCATATAAACTAGCTGCTTCATATATTTTTCTTCACAAAGAACGACATAATTTGAAAGAACCATGCAAAGAAGACTTTATAGATATTGAAAAGGATATTAAAAAAATTCAATAAAAAATTGACAACTTATATGTATTATATTCATAATTAAATCATTATGTCTAATTCTAAAATTACACGTTTTATTCCCAAGTTTACTACCACAATGTCTGGTTATTATCTATATAACAACAATTACTATGTTAGCACATTCCCTGAAGAATGGGCTACTAATCATTTACCTTCAACTGGTCCAGATGAATGTCAGTTTTGTTATGAGTTTGGATATTGTAATGGTGTCTTTATTGGCTATTGTGGTGCTTGTGCCCAATTTACCTATAATGGAACTCGTGGTAGAGGTTTTGTTTCCATCGGTGTTGAAAATTCGAACGAATTTATTGATAAGTATCCTAGCATATTTACTACTTATATGAGTAATTATACATTAGAAAATGTTGGTGATCAGGGTTATCATTTAGAAAACTATAATTTATATAAGGAGAACGACAATATTGACAATATTGACTATGAATATCATATGCCAGAAGTTACTCGAAAAGTAGCTGAATATTGCCTTCATGATAATGACGAAGAAAACAATAATCACCATTCACTATCTAATGATGATTTTGAATACATGATGAATTACCCACCTTCAGATGATTCACCTCCAGATGACCCTATTTTAATTGGATTCGACTCATATACTCACTATTACGATAATGATATTCACGGCGATACTGGATATTGCTCTTACTAAAAATAAAAAATAAAAAATAAAAAATAAAAAATATATCAAAAATAAAATAAATATAATTCTTATGAATTATATTTTTCTTGTTGTAAAGAGTTCGAACTCATTATTGAACGACATGTTTTCATATATTCATTCTCTAAGTCTATTATTTTAGGACTACGTGATGTTTTACCAAATGAATAATTTAAAATAAATTCGTTTGCCTTATCATAATCCTCATAATCACTTACAAACTCTTTCACTAAATTTCGCAACTTTTCTAAATATTCCTTATTTTTCGTTAGATCTTGGTCCATTTTATTATTATAACAAAAATATTTAATTTAATTTTATTAAATTATAAA